TGAAAGAGTACTTGTATATGTTTGAGCATTCAAGTTTGACACTACATTAGAAGTAAGTACAGAAGCTGTAGTTGAAAGAGATGTAATTGGTTTGGAACCAACTGTGTGGTAATACGAAGTGACCGCAGTGTAGTGTGGATCAACGTATTTGAAATCGGCAACATCCGTACCATTGATTTGGAGTTTCATTTTATTTGCGTCGGCTGCAATAGAAAGAGCACTACCATCTGCAGCTACCAAACACTTAATTGGGTGGTTAAAGTTTAATTCTTGAATTTTGGAAGCGGATGCGATAGCTTTTTGTGTTTGTGTAATAAGCATGTTTTGTGGTGTGGAAGACAAAGCGGTACGCTCGTCCGTGTCGAGGTGAACGAACTGCGCGTAGACTTCAAATTTGGCACTTTGGAGATCACTTCCCCACGTGATTCTCAATTCCACATCGTGATATTGAAGAGCGATCAATGGGATGGCGGTTTGAGCGTTTTCACAAAACGAAAACCTGAGTGGGTAAAACTTACTTTCAGCTACTTCCCCAAATCCAGAAGTAGATTTAGTTAAGTTTTGTGCTAATATAGATGGCGCAATGTATTGAGAGAATGTAGATGTCTGTTCGTCAATGACTTGTCCACCAATGAGAAGTTCAACTTTGGAAATCGCGTTGACCCAATCGGCTGGTGAAAATGTAACTGCTTTAGTACCATCATTTGGGGCGATATAGACATACCCGACCATGTCGCCTTTTCTTTCAAACCTGACGGTCGACATACCACCCGCGAATGGGTTGCCCTGGATAACCTGTCTCTCGACAGTTTGGGCGAAATTTGTGTGACGTTTATAGTTGGACCTGAAAAATGAAACTTCAGGCTGGCCGACGAGATGAGCATCTTGAGCACCCACGGCAACGAGTTGAGCAATACCTCCAGACATATTTTTATATTATACTAAGGTTTTATTTTTTAAACTTATGAAAATGCAACGGTGTTCATATAAACATTTCCTGCGATATTTGATAAAGTCATGAGACCATGTTTATCTTGTGTGATGGAAACATCTTCTGTTATGACAGTAAAGTTTACATTTGTAAGATCTTTGGAAATTACTCGGTCTCCTCCACTTGCAAGAATGGGTACAACAACTTGAGCTCCATCTATTAAATTAATGAGGACAAGACTATCTATATCACCTGTAGCAACTACAAGTGGTGCAGTACCATATGTCCTGTTTTCTGCATTTATTGTTATTGTATCTGTACTGAATGTTCCTACTATTCCTGGATCCGTAAGTTTTATACTACCTGAAGTTACATTACCTGCATTAACATTTGCATTCACGGTAACAAATGATGGAGAATCCTCAGTCCCGAGACCGAGTGCAGAAGCTGCCGCTACAGCAGTTGTTTGACCTGTACCCCCGTTTGCAATTGCAACTGTTCCCGTTCGTACTTCTGAACCTGCAATCGTTACAACACCTGCACCCGAACGAGCCAATGTTGTATCCGAAGCGTGACCTAGTTCTATGGTTGTTGTGACTATATTATCGGAAATGACATTACCATTCAAAGTAATCACGTCTACATTATTACCAACAACATTACCATTCAAAGTAATCACGTCTACATTATTACCAATAACGTTACCATTCAAGGTAATCACATCTACATTATTACCGATAACGTTACCATTTAAAGTAATCACATCTACATTATTACCAACAACATTACCATTCAAAGTAATCACACTTACATTATCCCCCGAGACATTACCATAAAGTGTAATCGCACTTACATTATTACCAATAACGTTACCATAAAGTGTAATCACGTCTACATTATTACCAACAACGTTACCATTCAAAGTAATCACATCTACATTATTACCAACAACATTACCATTCAAGGTAATCACGTCTACATTATTACCAATAACGTTACCATTCAAGGTAATTACATTCACATTATCCCCTACGACGTTACTGTTTACAGTAATAGCCGTTAAATCACCGGACGTGAGTGTTAAGTTGTTTTGTACGATGACATCACCTAAAACTCGGAACGTTATGATATTTGCGTCATCAAGAATATGATTATCCGATACCGTGTTTTGTGTATATCCAAGTACCATTTCGTGTTCGTGTGGGTCACCTTCAACTGGTTCGCCGTGGTGTATAAATGCAATGTTATGTCCCGGGTGTTCCATGATTATACCAACATCGAGTGTATGCGATGTATTGTTATTCGCAATACCTAAGATACGATCGTTAATAACTACCGTATTTGACTCGAAAACGTATGTGCTACCGGTAAACGATAAGTTACCCGTAAACTCAGCATTTGCTGCGTTTATAATATATGTACCGTCATTATCTACATGTGCGGGTGAACGAATAAGTTTACCCGTCCCCTTTTCAATCATGGGTATGTAACTAAGACCGGAATCCGAAGGATCTTTTATACCGGAAACAAAAATATTACTTCCAACGTGAACGTTACCCGATGATATGAAACCGGTTGTTGTGTTTGTTGATGCGATAGTGTTTGTAGTAGAGTTACTCCACGACGTAACCATATCCAAAGTTTGGTTATTTGCATTTAGAATTGTAGGGTCTATCTTTTTGAGTTCATTACCCGAACTGTTCACGTAAACGTAAGAGGGTTGATCAGTGACAACTTGTGCATTTGGAATATCGTTCGAACGACCAACACCCGTGACGGAAATAACACCGGAAGATTTATGTGGCTTAATAACTATACCAACATTTTGTATGAGATCGGTTGATGCAAGTGGTTTAACATTTGAAACCAAACCAAAACCAATATTACTTACATATACAGTTTCACCTTCATCAAACCCGTCGAGTACCATACTATCTGCACGCCCAAATGAAACAATTAAACCTTCACCCTCATCGGCTAAGTCTTGATAAGCTACGCCTATAGCAGGCATGGTTGAACTATTAGTAGCACTTGCTTTTCTAATATTTAACGTGTCATTACCCGTTGAAGAAGTTACATATACGACGTTACCTTTTTGAATAACTTCTTCAGCTTTAACACGTAAAAATGTATGATTTAAATTTTGGTTCGTCCAGTTTGATCCATCGTAAACGAGTATTTGTTCATTTGCTAAAGTTATATCGGTTTCCAGTGTTACATTTGCTAATTGGTTGAGTTTAACACCTACATTAGACGTAAGATCGGTCGTAAACGCCGTGTGTGCGTTCGTAAACTGAACCGTATTTGATGTCGTATTACCCGCATCCGTAACTTGTTGAAGAGTGACGTTCGAGAGAATACCACCGTTACCTTTAAAGAACCCGGACGTTGTTTCTATATTATTTGTTACGTATACATTATCTGCAATGACATTGCCATAAAGTGTAATCACGTCTACATTATTACCAACGACGTTACCATTCAAAGTAATCACATCTACATTATTACCGATAACATTTGCATTCACGGTAACAAATGATGGAGAATCCTCAGTCCCGAGACCAAGTGCAGAAGCTGCCGCTACAGCAGTTGTTTGACCCGTCCCACCTTTTGATATTGGGAGTGTTCCAGTATGGATTACATTTGACAATAACCCTGCATCCCCCTTATAAAATGCGGCGGTTACGTTACCAGACGTTGTTATAGCACTTTCAGACACTGATGGTGTGTTAATGAATGTATGTGATCCCACAGATACGAGTTTCGTTATGGTTTGGTTATTACTTACTGCTATATGATCAGTGGTCTCAATTGACGACGTTTTTATTTTACCCGAAACCTGAATTTTGTTCGTTGCACTATCACTAATTGCAACAGCCGTACCACCAAAAAATCGTTGGGCGCGTATATTACCTTCAACTTTTATGGCTTCTCCACCTGTATTGGACATGAAAATCTTATCACCGACTGATAACATGTGTGTAGGTGCAGTATTCGAAATACCAACGTTTGAACCATGACCGGTTGTAAACGCGGTTGTCACATTAGCAAAATGTGGTATAGAATTTGAAACAACATTACCTTGGAGAGCCGCACTATCTAAAGTAACACCCCCTAAAAGGGATGTTGCTACACCCGTATCAACAACTTCTTTTGTTGATGAGCTGTATCCAATGAAAGTAGCGCCCGCTAATTCAGCTATACGTAAAGGTGACATGTACATTGTTCCCGCGGTACTTGCATCTATAGCAGTATTAGAAGCATTGAACACGATCGTGTTTTCAGCCTGGTCATCCGTAGCGTATTTACCAAACCGGATTTTGGTAGATCGCTCGATGGTCGGTATGTTTTTAACCATTTAATATAAGTATGTATTTTAATTTTCGTAAATAAGACCAGCCAT